GGCCAGGTCATCAACCTCGTTTTTGAACCGGCTGGGCATCCAGTGACCATATGTATCATAGGTGATCCGGATGCTGCTGTGGCCCAGCTGGTAGGATACGTCCCCGACGTTGTGGCCACGGAGCAACCGGATGGTTGCATAGGTGTGGCGCAGGTCGTGGATCCGGATCCGCTGGAGCCCGGCGCCGTCAAGACACCGGTTCAATGCGTTCTTGTAGGTTTCTCGATCGATGATATTGCCTTTTCGATTGGCAAAGACATATTCCGATAATTTATATCCGCCTCTTAATGCCGCCTTTTTCTGTTCCCGTTTGTGCGTTCGTAATGTATCGACCAGGTGGGGAGTCATGTCCACCCGGCGGCCTTTGCCGTTTTTGGGCCTGGTGGTCCGGCCCCTGCGAAAACTCGCCACCACATCGAGGATCCGGTCATCGAGATCGATGTCGGTCCATTGAAGGGCCTGGAGTTCTCCATCGCGACAGCCGGTTCGGACGGAGCAGAGCAGTGCCGGATAATAGTATCCGTCCATAAAGCGCCGGGCCTGGTCCAGAAGAAGGTCGACGTCGCGTTCGTTCAGGGGCCGGATGGTCAGGTCTGATTTTCGGTTCTTGATGGCCAGCCGATGCAAAGGGTTTGATTCGATCATTTCCTCATCGAGGGCAAATGTAAAAACCCCGGAAATGGGGGCCCTGATCAGGGCCACCGTGTTCGCGGCCATGTCGTTGTTGATCAGCTGGTGAAAAAAGGTTTTGAGCTTTTTACGGGTGATGGTGCCGATGGGCCGTTGCCCGATTTTCGGATAGACGTGCTTTTCCAGACTGAATACATAATTGGCCCGGGTGGATTCCCGCCACTGTTTGGGTTCGGCCAGCCAGAGCTTGGCCACCTCTTTAAACGTAGGGCCGGCGGTTTTCTTTTCTATGAAACCGAATTCGGCGAGGGCCAGTTTTGCCCGGATTTTTTCGGCCACCGTTTCGGCCAGGGCCTGGTCGGTGCCGATGCATTTGGTTTTTTTCCGACCGTTGTGATGCACATAGATCCACCACACGCCGGAGTCCTTGACTTTTTCTTTGACGATGACGCCCATTTTCAATCTCCTTATTTGAGTTGTAATGGGCGTCATGGTAGCAGATCCTTTGTGATGTTTTCAACTATTTCGTCGATGTCGGTCCGTTTGGACCGGAATTTTTTCATGAATTTATCCAGATCCGATTGTTTAACCAGGACCATCCGCTGGGACGGCCGATAACAGATCAGGCCGCTTTTGATCCATTCTGCAACGGTTTTGGGATTCACCCCGATGTCGGCGGCCAGGTCATTGATTCGGATATATCCGGTTACCATAGTGATATTTGGCCTTTATTGCTATGTCCTATCAAAGCCACATGCCGGCACATGGCCAGGTGGCGGATTCTTTCGAGTTTGAGTCCTGAAAGCCGGGCTGTTGCATAGACATTGACGCCCATGGCCTCCGGAACCCTTGCGGATGCCATGGCGCCGGTATGAAGCAACCCCTCTAAAATGCGCTGATTTAATTGGCTCCGGCTGGTCTGCTGCCAATAGAGAACGCATTTGCATTGCCGTAGTGTCCACTCCGGATGTCGCTTTTCCATTTTAAGAATATGATTTCCCAGATTAAATTCAGAATGAACCAACCAAAGGCTTTTGGTTAAATCGAAGAAATCTTCGACCCGGGGCGCCTCGGGCGGACACATTTTATCATTCCCATATTTAGGGCAGCCCTTCGGGTGTCCAGGATATGGGATCTGGCACCATTTGCCGGTCAGCCTGCTTTCGATCAGGCGTTTCACCGGATATATCCAAGATGGGGTCATTTTTAATTTTTCAATAAAATCAGTAAAATAACGGCCTTGTGAGGGGCCGTATATTCGACGATCTCGGGTCGATGAATATGTAAGGTTGCGTTCTTTAAGTCTCTTTTTCGGCCTCCAGGCCTTTTTCATAAACTTTTTTGAGGGTCCAGAGGGCCTGGCCGGCGGGTTTCCGGAGGCGGTCTTCGGCGGTTTTAATCAGGTCCTCGTAAATTTCGACGTGCTTGGAAAAATCGATTTCCAGTAAATAGTTTTTGCCGTTGTTGGGATCGGCGGGTTTTAAGGCCGCGCCGGCGGTTCTCACACATGGGGGTAAATGAAGTTCACCAAACCCAACACCGCAATGTTCACATTCTCCTTTGGGTGTATCTTTTAGATTTTTTGTATCTTTTTTCATTTTTTTCCTTTTTGTCTTTTTATTGAGCCGCTGCCAAACCGCCGACGGGGTCACGTTCAGGATCCGGGCGATCTCCAAAGTATCCATATTCATCTCATTGGCCAGGGTCTCCACGATCTCCTGAATGGCGGCGGTGGCCAGGGATCCACGTCGACGATGACTGCCGGTTCGCAGGGTTTCCAGGTCGACCAGGTGTTTTTCGCAGATCCGGTAAACCACCTTATCAGTTTCGGAAACCTCCAGATTTAAATCGATTTCGGTTTTTTCTTCGATGTCCGGCATTCCCACATTTTGGGCCAAAACCTCTTTTTTCGATAAAACCGATTCACCTAGTTGTTTTTCAATTTCACCTAGTTGTTTTTCAATGTCGGGCATGTGGATGCCTCCTTTTTTGAGTTTTACAACCTCCGGGTCCATACTGGCCACCATGGCCCCGACTTTCTTCGGGTAGGCAAGCCGCAGGTCACATTCGAATACGCACCGGCGATCGTTCTTGCTGCCGCCGGCCAGGTGGTGATCGCACTTTAGGCACGGACTTTCTTTCATCGGACCATACGGGGCTGCGGGTACGGCCACAGGCCGTACTGTTTCAGGATCCGGTATATCACCGACAGATCGATATCCAGGTCTTCGCAAATTTCCGGCAGTATAATGGGATAAGCAAAGAAATGTTCCGAATTGTTTCGGTTTGACAGTCCGATGTCCTTCACCGCCCGCTCGAGTACGGCAAAACAGAGGCTTTGTTCGCCCGGATCCGGATTGATGGTCATTTTTAATTTAAGGCATGCCAGGCGTTTTTGATCGCTAATCAGGTGGGTGGTTCTGCCGGCGATATGGTGTCTCATATGGTTGCCTCCAGAAAGGGCCGGTAATGCTCGCCCAGCCAGGCCGGGATATACAGCCGGTTGCCGAATCGCTCGGCGTGATCGATGGGAAAATAACAGTCCCGGCCGTCGGCCAGGGTGACCAGCACCCGGCGATCTTCAACGGCCTTGACCGCCGATATTTCAATCATGATTTTTTCCGTATGCTCCATATTCTCCGCCGAACAGCGCCGGCAAGGCACCACACAACCAGCACCAGGCACGGCAGCCAGAGCAGTCCGAATATGACATGCCAGTCCTTCATTTCGGCCTCATCCCGTTGATGCTAACTTTTTCCCATTATATGTGAACGCCAATCCAACTTCACCGGTCACTATATGCTTGTATGTTTTCGCATGTTTAGCGGCGTTCGCCTGCCCGTTTTTATGATCGGTAAATTCTTTTCCACAGTCCTCACACCTTGCAGACACATGCACTACTCCGATTTCTTTTTTCATTTTGGCCGCATGGTGATTTTGCCGCTGGGGCGGACGGCGGTGATTTTATATAGCGTGTTCTGGATGTTGACGGTCATGCCCTTTTTCAGATTAAACACCCGGACCTCTTTGACCGCGGGATCCGCCAGGTGTTTTTCCATTTTTCTTTGATCAAACATCTCGATCATTCGCTGGGTGCCGTCGTTGTCGATCGCTTGCATGGCTTTTCTCCCTATTTGTTGGCCCCGGTTCGCAGGCCGAAAGGGCCGCTACTTTACCCGTCCGGGGTGGCCGGGTGTTGGAGGTTCGCTGGGCCGTTACTACCGCCACGGTCCCGGGCGGAATGGGTTTCTTGTTTTGTTTTTTTTGCATTTTTCCACGCTCCCATTTCCGAGCTCGGCGGGCGGGTCCCAACAGTCGCATAGATCGGTCATTTTTTTTAGTCGTCCGCAGTCGCCGCATTTTGTTGTAAGGTTTTTGGTTGTTGGCTCTGCCATGGTTTTTGCGCCTCATCCGGTCTTATGTGCCTGTCGTTCCGTTGGCACCGGTTCCGCAGGGGACGCGGCACGCCGGTTTCTTAGGCGCGTCTTATGGTTTCATGTCCTTTGCCGGCAAATTTGTTAAGACAACCACCAGGATCAGCATCAGAATTCCGGCCATGTTGGCCCAGGGTATTCCTTCGAAATCGGCACCGGCCAGGGCCAGGCCGAGGGTGTATAAGGTTCCGGAAATCCAGACTTCGCGCAGGGTTTTCATCGAGAGGCCTCCTTGGCATCAGGAATATTAAGGGCGTCTGCAAATATAGATTTTCCCCTTAAAGCTTGGGCTTCGACGGACTTGTTAAAGGTTTCGGCTTCGGCCAATACTATGGCCCTGCACGCCTCGCACATGCCGTGAGAGGTCTTGTCGGGGGTTATGTATCGGCCCCAGCCTAAAAATTTACCACACCAGGCGCATACGCGTTTCATGGGGTGCATGATTTACCTCCAGGGGTTTGGGGTTTGGGTTCGATGGATTTGAAAATTTCCTCGATGGTCATTTTCATGACAATTATCGAGGACCGGATCCGGCGGCGATCGGCGTCGGTGAGATCCGGATTCTGATGCAGGTGCCGGACCAGGTCCCCGAATTTATTCAGGGCGATAAAGGTATCGGCCAGGTTGCCGTGGACGGGAGAGCCGGCGGCAGTGACCAGCTCCTCGGTGATCGGGGCATCGACAAATTTCTTTTGGGCGAACTTGGGCATTTTGATTTCCGGCATTATTTTTTTTTGTTCCAGGTAAGACTCGATATCGATCTTTTTTCGCTTGGTCATCTGCAAGGAATGCAAGCGGTATTTTTGAACGATTGCCACGATTGTAAATTTTAAAGCTATTTTCTTTTTGAATAATTCAGGTTTAAATTCTTTCACCAGTGCTACTTTTGATATTGCATTTACAAAAGTGGTGTGAGTAACAAATGAAATTCCGCATTCTTGGCAATGAAGGACTATCTCGGCAACAATAACGGAATGTTTGGGATCTCCAAGCTCATAAGTTCCGGCTTTAAAGTCATCTATATAGTTATTTGAGCCAGCACTTATTCCAGCAAGCAACGCAATAGAATTGCGCAAGCCAATTCCGGTTCTTTCCCGATATTTTTTAACAACCACATAGGCATGTTTGCCACTGCTGATATGAGAAGCCAAGAAATCTTCCAGTGTCCATGGCCTCGTGGATTTTTCAATATTGTGAATACTTATATTGTCTTCTGCTACAATATATTTTATTGGGAGATTTAATTTTTTGGCTGTTTGGAATCGATTATGGCCAGATTTTATTTTTAATTTTCCAGGTCCGTTTTTCACAACATAAATTGGAAAAGCCAGGTGGAATCCCACTTTAAGCATTGAATTTTCAAGCTCTTTGTTTTTTTTGAATTTGCGGTTGATCTTATGGAGATCGAATAATGAATAGTTTGAAGTTTCTTTAATTTTGGTCATGAGTCATCCCCTCCTAATTGTTTAACTGTTTTTCTATCCATTGCTTAACCTCTAACAATGCACTTTCGCGGTCCGGATCACTCAATTCAATTCGTTCGAGTTGGCTTATAGCCATTATGGCTAATTGCGATGCTATGCTTATATGTAGAACATAAGGATTCGAGTATGTATCTTGTTTCTCAGGAAGGAAGTCTTTAACGGGTGAATTTGATTTATTTTTGGCTTTGTCGGGCAGGGGCTTTCTTCCGGCTCCTTCACGCTTGCCGCCGCCTTGTGGATGTCTGTCTTTGATGATTTTGGGAGTGGTATCTTCAATGGTTTTAGGGGTCTTTGATTCTTTCGGGACATTTGTCCCTATTTTGTTTTGTTTTCGTTGTGCTCTCTTTTTTAAAGTATCCGGCTTGATCCGCACCTCAAACAATTTCGCTATCCAGTCGGACAGTTCCTTGCCTATTGAATATGGGGTTTTCCCATCTTCAAGACCGGACTCGATTTCCTGTTCTATATAAACTTCACACGCTTCACGATTTGCCATTTTATCCCTTTAACCTCCTGATATTAAAAAGGTTAACCTAAGTTAACCAAGGTTAACTTGCGGAAATAAAATTTTTTATTTAAAATTCTCTAAAATATCCAAAAGGGTGTCTTTGTGTCGCTCAATTTTTTCTTTATAGGGAAATATCTGGATGTATGTATCCAGGGCGTTCGCAATAAATGTGGATACGCCAATGTTTTGCTCTTTACAGATTGATTTAAGGGCTTCTTTCTGGGTGGCGGTCAATTTGACAAAAGATCCGTCGGTTTTAGATTCGGTTTTTGAGGCTTTGCGATAGATATGGATGTTTTCGATGGTGTTTTTCGAAAATTCGAGTTTAAGCTGTGGCATTAATTGTCTCCAAAAAGCTCATCTGGATCGAGATTGAATTTGTCCGCGAAACTTTTCCGTGCTTTTTTGCCGCCGTTGCCGGAAACCACAACTCTTGAGAGGGTCACCGGATGAACAGAATCATTGAAATCCGTATATTTAAACCCGTTGAGGACCATTAATGTTTTTCGGATGCTGTGTTTCGAGTAGCCAAGATCGGATAAGAAATTAACAATGGAGCGGTTTGGGTTTTTTGGGGGTTGAAAATTCAGAAATTTTTTGATATTCTTAATCATTGTGTCTAATTTCCGAGTGGTGATTGAATCATGTTAATTAAGGTGAATTAACTTTAATCATATTTATATTAACATTGTCAAGAAAAAAATTGAAATAAATTAATTTTAATGGAAAATTTTCCAAAAAGACTCCAAAAGCTGCTTTCCAGTCTTAATTGGACCCAGCTCCGGCTTTCACAGGCCACGGGGATCACCGAGCAGACCATCAGTCGGTGGATGACCAGCGGAGACGCCCCTTCCATGGGCAGTCTTAAAAAAATTTCAAAGGCCACCGGATGCAATCCGGAATGGATTTCCTCTGAAGACTATCAGGGACCGATCTTGGAAAAAGGCCGGTGGGCATTTGAGGCCGATGAAAAATTAGGTGATATGTCCCGGCGGGAAATCGGTCTGATCTATTCAAGGCTCAAAGAAATCAAGGAATCCAGAAATTTCAATTCGGCCCAGCTTCTGGAGGCCGCCGGAATCAATATCCACGCCACCGAAGACGATCCCAACTTTCTTGGGCTTACACCCCGTGGCCGGCACCTCGAAAAGATCGGAGCAGCCACCGGATATGACAAGTCATGGATTTTGTCCGGTATTGGGCCGAAATACACTGAAAGCAAAGTCCTCGAGGAAAAATCCACAAAAAAAGAGGAACCGGAATTGAACCAAAAAATATTAGAAATGCTCTTGGAAGAGCGGGCTGGGCGGGCTGTTGCGGAGGACCAGCTGGTCAGAGCGGAAGAGCAAAACGTAAAACTCAAACAAAGAAATGCGGAACTAAAAAATGAAAATGAAGATCTTAAAAATAACAATGTATCTGAATTGATCAAAAATATAATGATTAATATCAAGCCACCGGAAGGTGTTGAGGAAAGGCGCGCTTGCGCCGCACAGATCAATGAGATATTTAATAAACTTTAGTTGGAGTGTACAGTATCGGAATAAAACCACTGAAAAATATTGTCGTGCTTTTTTTGGTTTTTCTTAGTTCCAATTGCTTTGCAGGCCGGCTTCATCCCGAAAAATGGTATCAAGAAAAATGGTGCCGGGATCAAGGCGGGCAGGTCGAGGTCGTTCTTCCGGATCGTACTCGGTGCGATTGCGTGACAGAAACCCATGCCATTGAATTTGACTTCGGTAATAAATGGGCGGAGGCAATTGGGCAGAGCCTTTATTACTCTTTGCAAACCGGGAAAAGGGCGGGCATCGTGCTGATCCTGGAGGGCATCAAGGACCGGAAATACTGGATCCGGATGAACAGCACCATTAAACATTTCGATTTGCCCATCGATACTTGGCCGATAGAAAAGACAAAATAAACTTATGGGGTATTAAAATGTTTGGAATCGGCGGATTGAAATCGCACCATTAAATAATCCCATAAAGAGATAGTCGTAATAATATGGGGCGTTTGATTTTTTACAAAACAAGGTGACCGGATTCACCCTGAAAAAATGAAATAAAAGGAGAATAAAAAAATGGAAGGCATGTCAATATTTTTCGGTTCAATAGCCGGATTATTAATGATCGTATTGGCAATCCTGGCAGTCCTAATCCCGTTTTTTATACTCAAAATTCGAAACGAAACAGTTGCCATAAACAAAAAGCTATCGACCGTTATTACACTGCTGGAAGACCAAAAAAAGTAAAAGATGTCTGTTCACCTGAAAAAAGATGGCCGGTGGATTGTACAGTATCGTGACAAGTCCACCCAAAAGCTCAAAACCGAATATTTTGGCCGGGACCTGGAAGGTGAAGCCAGGGCCAGGGAGCGCCAAAAGGAGCTGGGCCTTAACCCGTGGAAACGACGAACCCCGAAACGAAAATCCCCGTATTTCATCGAGCTTGTCAACGGCTATATGACCGCCCGGTTCGGGACCATCGAGCCCGTATCCCTAAAAAACTTCCAGTATAAAATGACCGGCATTATTCTTCCGGAGATCGGGCAAACCCAGGCCGTCAACCTGACGCCGCACCGCATGGATCAATATGTCGGAAAACGCCTCCGATCGGTCAAGCGAACCACAGTCCACCGGGAGATCAGCGATATCCAGGCGGTCCTGAATTGGGCCGTTAGCCGGAAATACATCACCCACAATCCCCTGGCCGGCTACCAAAAGCCAAAGCGGGATGATGAGATTATCCTGCCGCCGTCCGCTGCAGAAGCGGAACGCATCCTGATAAACGCACCCGATCACCTGGTACGGGCCATCAGCATCAGCTATTATACCGGGATAAGGCCGGGCCGGGCCGAACTGTTAAGCCTGAAATGGACGGACGTGGATTTCACGACCGATACCATCCTGATCCGGTCCGCCAAAAAAGGCGGGCTCCGGTACCGGATCGTGCCGATCCACAAAAACCTGAAAATCGACCTTGACACCTGGCGACAACAGGACTTAGATTTAACAACAGACCATATCATTCACTTTCACGGCAAGCCGATTGGATCGATTAAAACGGCGTTTGGATTGGCCAAAAAAAAAGCCGGAATAACCCGGCGATTAAGACTGTATGATTTCAGGCATGCATTCGCATCGTACATGCTCCAGGGTAATGCCGATTTGAAATCAACCTCCGAGATCCTGGGCCACACCCGGACCGATACCACAACCCGGATTTACCAACACACGGATATTAAAATGCACCGTGAGGCCATCGATCGATTACCTGGATTAAACACCGACCATACAAAAGTATGGTCAAACAAAAAGGCTGTCAAGCCCCATGAAACGGGCGATTAGGGGCGGAAAAAGCGTTCGGGACGCTGGGGTCGGAGGTTCAAATCCTCTCGTCCCGACCAATAAAATTCAAGTAGTTACACGATACACCATGGCCGCAAAAACCTGTTTCTGTGAACATGTATGGTCAGAAACCCGAAATAAGCCGCTTCATTTGCCGTTCCTTGGACTTTCTCCGGTACACCCATACACAACCCTTCGGCTTGACGGCCATATCTTCAAATCTTACTATGGGAGAAAAAAATAATGGCAAAAAAATTAATGGTTTGTACGAATTGTCGAACGCAGTCCCCACCAAAGATGAAGGTAAGAGGATTGTTCGCTGTAGAATTATTGCTCTGGATATGCTTTATCATACCGGGGCTGATCTATACCATGTGGCGGCTGCAAAACAAATACACGGTATGCCCGGTCTGCGGCGCTGAAAACATGATCCCCCTGCATAGTCCAAAGGCTCGGGAGTTGATCGGATAGCTTTAACCCCGCAAGAGAAAGGCGCGACTATAGCTTTAGAATCCATCTTCGTTGATAAACCTGTTTCCACCATGCGGCTGATAAATCATATAGATAAAAAATTATAAACGGATTGCCGATGATTTTTTTAAATAAAACAAGTGTAAATATGACAATCCATTGCACATAAAGAATCACGCATTTTATTCTGTGCATCATTTCCCAGCCTCTATACTGTCGCCAGAGCGAGCAAGCCCGGATGCCCAATAAGCACAATCTATCTATCACCCGCTAATAGCTTTGTTTTGTCCGCTGAACCTTTCGAGCTTCCGAAAAAATAGTTCATCACATCTCGGTAGCTTGCAATCAACGCACCGAGCAGAATTGAAATTGATGTTTTCGCAACTTCACTTGTGGGCATATCAAAACAAATCACCACGGCAAACGACACAAAGAATCCAATTACCACCAACCAGGCCAAAACATAAAGACTATTTTCTTTCTTTCCGGTTGCCTTAGTAACATCGACCTCACGACCCCTGGCCGATCTCACGTTTTCAAGATCAGATTCAAGCTGTTTGATTCTCCATTCTTGATTCAGCCTTGCTATAACTTCGGTGTGTTTCAGTTCAAGCTCTTTAAGTTTTATCATGGCTTCCGGATCGGCCTGAATAGCTTGATAAATCTCATCGGGTTTGGCATCATCTTTTAAGCCGAATGCGCCAGCTATAACTTTCAGCAACGCTCCCCCCGCTGCTCCTGCCGGACCGAGAAACGCACCACCGAGCATGGGCGCTATACTTGCGATTTTAGAACCAAATTCTTTTAAGTCCACTTAGTCCCCCTTTATTTAATTTTTCTTAGTCTTTCTTCAAACTTGGCCCTGTTGTTTTTCCACACAAAGAACCATCCGACTGAAGCACAACATGCCCCCGCCACAAATGCTACTATTTGCCCAATTAAATAATTCATCTCTTCACCTTCACTTTTAGGGTTGAATCAAAATACATTTCATCCCCCGGCTGGGGGACCATCTGCCAAAACGTAAGTTTTTTATTCTCCTCTTTCCTTTTAATCAGGGCTTAATCCGAAATTTTGGGGACCGCCTGGAACCCCCTTTTTGAAGTCGAAAGGGACATATACAGATTCCCCCCACACGTTGGCCGCCGCTATTTCAAAATTGTGATTCCCGTTTGCCAGATCCTTCAAATCATAATGGAGCATCACGGTCCCGTCAGGGTTTCCAAAAGCCGGCACAATGACTGCATCCAATCCGTCAATCTGGATACAATAGTGAGATACAGTATCACTTGGTACAGGCGAGCACACAAGAAAAGGACCAGCCAGAGCAGCGGCGCTGCCAATAAGAAAAAACATAATAGTAAGTACAATTTTTTTTCGCACGATTTTCTCCTTTTAGGCATAAGCCCTGTTGAGCCAGCCCTTTAAAAATTCTTCAAATTTTGGCTTCCCGGCTACCAGGCTCCGGTAAAATCCGGCGGCCTCGCATCGAACCCCGATAATTAAACCGTCCCTGTAGGGAATGTTATTGATCGCATTAAACGACACCGGCCCGAGGACCCCATCCTCTACCAAACGCACGTCAAAGGCCCGCATGGCCCGCTGAACCAGCTTTCCGGCCTGCTTTGAACCCATATTAACCGCCAGGTCGAAAACCTTTGTGGCCAGCAGCATATGATTAATTTCGTAATATTTATAACGGTCCCACCATCGGCGCTTATAGAACGCGATTGCATCCTCTATCGTCATGGCCCGGATATCATCACCATCGATGTCGCCGTCCAGGTCGATATCCACGTCCAGGGATCTCAACGTCACGCCGTAATTAGTCGGTCCGGCATGGTCCACCGTGTAACCGCCCTCATGCTTGAGAACCGTCTGGATCGCGATTTCAAATATTTTATCGCCCCTGCCCATTAGAAAAAAAACCGTTCGGTAAAAAATGCAGTAAACCCGCCCACAAAAGACCCGATAATGATCAAGTATGGGGTCCACCTTCTTAGCCATTTTCGGGAATCGGTGAGCGCATCCACCTTCTCATAAAGCCCGGCAAACAGATCCCACAAAATTTCCGCCTGTAATTTTGAGTCGTTTTTTACAAATGCGCTGATAAATGTCTCTTTTGATAGTCCGTCCATATTTAATCCGCTTTGATCTTTTTCATTTGCTTTGTGTTGCCAAGTCTTAATTAACAGACCTGGACACTTCACGAAACGCCGAGGCTGCGCCACCAACTACACAGAATAGTGTTATTAAATCATTTGAATCTCCAGTGAAATTCGCTCCACCCGCTAACAACAATCGAGCACCACTGGTTATAGTAGAATTTGCATCAATCCTAACAATTATCTCTTGTCCAATGCTACCGTTATCAAAGGCTGTAATAGCAGTCGCTCCCGTATTAACACACAAACCATACTCAACTCCCGTAACAGATGGTGTTGTGTCCGCATCAGTGAAGGTTGTTTGCCAAACTGGATTATTGCGGTAATATACAGTGGTGCTTCCAGAGTCAATTAAAGCAGCGGTAACTCCATTTAAAATATTATTCGTTGCAAATATCTCAGTTCCCCCAGAGACATTGAGGCCGTACTTAACATTATTTCCAGATCCACCTAAAACCACAATATTTCCGGATATAACGGTCTCATTACAAGTTTCAGCATAGATCCCATCATATGTATCATTGGTATCAAAACCGGCTTGATGAACCGTATTTCCTTGAACTATTCCTTGATCAACACTTTTAAGATGGATGCCAGTTAAATCAGTCTGATAGAGGTTATTCCCAATAATTGAAATCCTGGTAAAGTCAGTTACACGAATTCCTTGCTGACCCTCACCAAAAATAACATTTCCAATAATATTGGCATTATTGGCATTTTTGGCAATTATAGCTGCCTGGGTAGCATCTGCGGCAACACTGTTACCAGAAAAGTAATTATGTGATATAGTAATATGCTTTACACTGCCACTAGTACCTTCTATTCTCGCCCCAGCCTTTTGATTGCTAATAAAACTGTTTTCTGTAATGATGCAACCATAAACAAAATCGCCAGTATCTGGCTCTATATCAATCCCCATTTGTGGATCAGTACCATTTGCGCTCTTAAATGTGTTTCCTTTAACGGTTACTTGAAAAGCATGAACAATGCTAAGATTATTTCGTCGGGAGTACTCAACATAATTGTTTAGAATTAAAATATCCTCGGCTCGAGTACCAGCAATGTCTCCCAAATATATTCCGTCTCCCCAAGACTTAGAGATATAAACACCTTCAATTTTTACCCTCGAAGATGCGCGAATATCAATACAATGACCCCACTCGCCAGTCTCACCAATATGTTCATATCTCTCACCCTCTACTGCACCGCCTGTTACTATGACGTTACTGACATTATATATTCCAAGAACTGCGGAATTAGTATGGTCATTTCCGATAGCTTTTAATATTGTATTTTGTGACATTTCTATTTTAATGTTCGATGGAACTGTTAATCCATGATCAGTTGGCGAAGCATTTTCAGTTGCTTCTATCATATACGTTCCATCGGAAATGTAGACATGCTCAATACCCGAATCGAAAGCAGCTTGAATTTCTGCTGTCATGTCTGTTGTGCCTGGGGTTGTATTTTCTCCCCACCATTGAGGATAAGCTTTGGGCACAGCGCCAGTTCCAAAACTTACCGTTCCGGTGCTGGTAAAAACCTGAATCGGTCCAGGGTCGGGAAAGGATCCATTGATATTCAAAGCCGCGTCATTCGTAATCGAACCGCCCTGCATGATCAAGGGTCCGTTAGTTGTCAAGGTGCTTCCTGCCTGATCTATCGAGCCGCCTTTTAAAATAATTGTTGCAAGCGTCGCCGGTGTAGTAACATTCGTTGACATTGTGGCGGCCTCATCAACATAAAGCGTAGTCGGAATTGCGCCGATTGCTAACACGGCAGCATCGTAATCTCCGTCGTAAACTCCTATACTAACCAGGATAACGCCTGGATCGATCGTGGCCACACCGGCCAACCAGCTTATGTCTCCATGATCCGCATCGGCCATTTCAGCAACGCCCACCACATCGGCGTTCAGCGAAACCACGTTGCCGCTTACGCTTATATCGCCCCAATCCTGATTGCCGAACGACGCCTTGAAAATCACGTCCTCGACCCCGAATAAATTGGCCAGGGTCACTTTTTTATTCACCGGGGTTCCACCGGGATCGTTAGCAGTTACCACTATATCGTCAGACGTTGGGGCGGTATCTTCGGGAAGCTGCGTGAATTTCTGATTGGCCATTGTCTGTTCGCCAAGCTTCATATAGTCTTCGGGCGACATAATCTTTTTAGGCAGACCGGTCGAAGCGCACCCTACAAACGCCAGACAAATAAAAGTAATTAATATTCGTTTTAACATTTTAACCCCCTCTAAAACGTAACGAAAAAGGGTACGTATTGATAATTGTGATCTAAATAGGTGTCGTCCTGCGGTTCATATACAAGCACCCGTGTTTCGGTAATTATTATAACCATACCGTGAACATCGGCGTTCCCAAATATATCCGCCTTAACTCCCATTGAATAGCCGACAGCCCACCTCCATTCGGGCTTAAACTCCCCGGAATGATAGAGGTCGTATTGATATTTATAGATATTGGCGACAAAGGTGCGGGCATAGTTTTCACATTCAAATATTCCCGGTGTAAAAATAAAATGCCTGACGCTGCAATGCTCTTTTATCTTTAAAAGCCATTCATCTAAATCCAGTGTCCAGTTGGGATTTGTGGGCCAGATATAAACAAGATCGGACCATATCTTTTTCAACCTGTCCTTGATTTGTTCACTTGTGAATATCATAATGGCTGCATCCCCTTTGCCTTGATTTTCAATCCTGCCGTTCTCACCATCGCCGGTTTGGGTATAACTTTTTTCACCGGATCGATTTTAGAACCTATTGGCAAATCTTCCCAATTATCAGGCAGGCCCACCGTCACCTTTACATTCGCCCAGGTCGGTTCCGTGGTTTCGTCAATATCGTAAAGAAGCCGGAAGGCTTCTATAAAATTCAGATTGTGGTTGCCTTCATCCTCAACGATCATCGCATCCCTGATTTTTTTAACCTCAGCACTGGTTGGGTTGATGCAGACGATTTCCTGTGTGGCCGAGTCAAAGCTCAGGAACGGGTGCGGCATCAGCAATGGTTTCCCGCCGTTGCCGAAACAGGGATGATCCGGGTTTTCCCATATGCATGTTATTTCTCCGGTGGCCTTGTCTTTTAATAAAAATATCCAGTGTACTTCACCGGACGCCGTAACATATCTCTGTGTGGCGTATGCGGTGGCAGCTGCAGAGTTTGAGTATAACGTTATGGCGGCGGTTATTCCGGTATCGGTAAATCCTACCGCCCGATCCAGCGCCCAAAACCAGTCATCGATACCCGCTATGTCCTCGTATCCAATTACATGCCGGCCCAGCAATACGCCCGCAACTGCATCGGTGCTGGTATTGTTGATGCGGGTACGATGGGAAAACCCGTACTCGCCGCCGGGCAAAACCGTGATCGTTTCGCCGTTGGCCTGGCTAACACTGCCGGATGCTGTAGCGATTGCATTAGTATTAACCGAGCCGAAGCCATACTTAAGGGTAGTGATGGAACGGTCTGCCAGCACCGCACTTTTCGAATTGATGCCGTCATGATCGTGGCCGTCCGCATTGCCCTTTAAATCGAAAAGAATCACATAGCTGTCGCCGGACCTGACGCCGTCCGAATATAAATTATTGCCCGTACATTCAACGGTCGTGGCGGTGGTATCATGGACAGTGTAGAAATTGCCCCTGGCCAGGCCGGATGTGATTAAAAGGGTTCGGCCATTGTGCTCATCAACATCAAATCCGGCTCCGGTATTGGTCAGAACTCCGGTAGTGTTGTCGGGGGGATCGCACGTGGCCGAACCCGTATCACCCGTACCGAACAGCAGCAAAAATAAAACCTCGATGGCCTTTCTTACTGCGGAATAAGTTGTTTCATTGTCCGGGCTGTTGGCATCGGTTTCGGTCTCGAGGATCATCCTCAATGCACTTATTCCCGTAAATATTACACCACCCATGTCTTAACCCCTTATGGCACAATTAAATGTGCATCATCGTTCGCGGTTCCGAGCGTGTTTGCGCTGTCGGCAATAAACCCGAATTTTTTTTGCACGGCGGTACAGTCGTCATATTCAGCAAACAAGACGATCCAGCCGGCAGACAGATCGAGTCCCGCGTTGTCTATCTGGATCACCCCGGTATATTTATCGACAGCCAATACGGTAACATTGGCAACCTTTTGCCGCATCCCCGCATCACAAATCTGAACCTCCGGATTCGACAGGTTAGCGTATTTTGCCGCATCCTCCGGCGACACGGTAAAATTCTCCCGATCTGTAACGCCCGTAATGGTCATGGTCGGACTGATCACCTGATACGTTCCCTTGGTAAAGCCCGTATCCAAAAGCCCCAGCTTCACAATGCCCTGGCGCCAGTCGATTACACGACTGATAACCTCCATCATCTTTGCAGATATGCCCCGCGTTCCGTTTTCTATATCCGGCAAGTTGGGATGAGAAAATGAAATCACGTCCCCGGCCTCTGCCAGCCAGCGTGAAAACCAGCAATTGGCATTGATCTTGATGGGCGGAGCCGCAAACCGGTCAAAGATTCGGTTCTTTGAACGGATCATCAGGCTGTCAAATGCCGACAGCCCTTTACTTTTAATAACGATTGATTTCTTGCCCGGCCCCCGGTTGTTCAGCGAATCCGAGTCGATATAAAAATCGATGGTTTTATATTCATCATCCACCGGGTCATAGTTATAATGCCATTCGACCTCGTTGACCACCGCCGCCAGGTTCATGTCCCATGTCGGCAGGCCGATAATTACATCCTCATCAATCACGATAACCTCATCGCTTGCGATCAGGGGCGGCTTGAACGGCTTAACGCTGAACCGTCCCTGCCCGTCCACGACCGGGTATAAATTCAAGGGCTTTAAAATCTCCTGTTCGATAAAATCCTTTGCCTTGATTCTCTCGGTAATGGTAAACGACAGGTGTGCCGAAGTTCCCGGATACCAATTATCCCGAACAGCCTCGATTCCCGCGATATTAATATAATCGACACTGATGCCAAGGCCGTTCTCCGCAACATACCAATCATAGGAGCCGTTCAATCCGGTGCCCGTCGATGTCAGCAGCGCCAACAGAAGGTTCAATCCATTTCCCGAAATATTAACGCTGGATTCCTCCGATCCCCGGAAAATCTTTCTCTGCATCCATTTTTGCGGGTCCGTTACGTTAAAAACATACATCAACCCGTCTGCACTCAACTTGATGTCGGTCACCCATCCGACCATGATGTTTAAAAGATCATCCTCGTTCATCCCGGCATACCCGGTCTTGATAGTGGTCTTTCTCCGGTGAAAATAATACGGGTCCGTGGCCAGCAGAGCCGTGATCTCATCGTTTACGTCCAGCAGTTCAAACGTAATACCGCCGATGGTTCCCTTTCCTTCTTCCGGCGTTACCTGCTGGTTAAGCCCGGCAATCGATTTTAAATAACGGTCATACAGCGACGCCCCGCCGGACTCCAACAAGAAGCCCCCGCTGCCGTCCTCGAGCAAAAAAAGATCGCCGTCCTCTTTGATCAACAAGTCGCTTACCGCACCCGATATTTTGTGATTGCTGTATCCCCCGGACTCGCCGTCGAATATCACGAGATACAGCGGCGTCTTAAAATCCAGATCGTGCTTTGCATCAAAATTAGGATTGGTTAACAGCATTTATAAAACCTCGATAAATTTAAAGGTGTGATGATAGCCGTCCCCTTCCCTTGCGGGCAAAAACCGCTTGTCCAGGCTCTTAACTTGCGGCCAGTACTCCAAATGCCGGAACGTGTCGTTCGAACTGTAGGAATATTTTAGATTGTCCTTTGCGGTAATGCTGACCCCGGCGGATATGGATGCGATTTCGACAATTTCAAATTCGTCGTCGTTATCTTCCGCCCGGATAAAGCACACCTCATCCACAGACAACCCGGCCGTTGCGGTCAAGGGAATCACCTTCTCGCCGGCGGCCGCTGAATCATCCAGAGTTGTGTTCACGGTTTTTAACGAATCCAGAGTGAACGACCAAACCCTGCCCTGCCTCGCCCATGACCACCATGCAACCAGATCGTAATAACCCGATTCGGAAAAATACGCATCGAACGACATTTCCTGTATGCCGTGAAAGTTGATGGTTTCGATCTTGCCGGATATGGATCGGTTAGAACTCTTGGCCTGTTCAAAAGCGGGTTCCAGGCCTTCGGGTCCGATCAGGAGATCGATGTTTTTACTGTCGTATGTGATTCGTATGGTCATGAGGTTTCTCTTGCGTAATTGGATTGATTAATAAAAACGTCCCGCTCATCGGCGTTGTTGATTTTTTCAATCAGCTCATCGATGTACTGCTCATCGCCGATAAAGTCCCCATAGATGTTTATATTCAGGGTGCCCCGCTGTTCCTGCTGGTCCGTGAACGCTTCCGACGTTACCGCCGGAACGTCCGCAGGGGTTGTTACTATCGGCGAGGTATATGTTCCCTCTCCGACACTTCCGCCGCCACTGGCGGCCATTTGCCCGATTGCCGTTGCAGCAATCGCAGCGGCATGCCAATATCCGAGAGCTACCATCTTAGCCGCCACGCCGATATTGACGGGATACGGAACTTCCGCGAGGGCCTTTGCGCCGGCGGCATAACCCGAAATAATGGCCATTGCCATATCAAAGGCCTTGGTGGCCATAAATATTGCATCGTTGCTGGCGCCGGCAATGCTCAAGAGCGCGGTCCCCAAACCCAGGGCGATCTGTTGTTTATACGTGGCCTCCTGTCTGGCAATGTCGGTCATCTGCTTTTGAACGGCCTGTTCCAGCTTGATCTGTTTGTTCGATGTTTCAATATACTGGCGCAGCTCCTCCTCTTTCAAAGCAAAGCCCTGATACATGGCATCGGTCTTCATCTGCAATAAGGCGCTTTCGTGCTCGGCTTCCATCTCGATCCGCTGGGCCATTGCCTCGGCAATAACCTCGTTTTCCATGTCCACCATGTCCTGGATCATCTGTTGCCGCTTTTCCAGTTGTTCTTTGGTCATGCCGTGCCACGGCAAACCCTCGCCCTCACCACCGCCGCCGCCAAAGCCGATGTTAGGTGCGGTAATGGGTGCAACATCCGACAGGTTTAACAATTCATCCACAAAACGGTTTGCCTGGTCCGCCGCCTCTCTGAAATGATCCGCAGCACCGGCGGCCCCTTCCTGTAGCCACGTAAACATCTTTGATTGCGGCCCCGGAATCTTTGCCAGCATCCCCCACAATGCTTCCCATGCACCGAAAAACCGACCCATATAATCATTGATTGCCTGGCCGGCCAGGGCGAACACCATAACCAACGATTTCGCAGCCCAAACCAAACCCTGACCGATTGCCACCTTTAAATTACTACTTAAAGCCTCTGCGCTCTGAAATATTTCAGCGGTTGTTCGGGTCTGATTGCCAAGGCGCTGCATCATTTCATCACCTGCCGCCAGGGTAGCATTCAGGAACGCCTGTTTTTTTTCAACGTCCGTAAGCTCCTTTGCGGTCTTGCCAAGCTCCGCGGCGTACCGTTCATTGGCCTCGCCCGTCTTCACGATAATGCCCAGGTTATCCAGAATCATCCGGGACTGACGACCGACGGCCATAGAAATATTATCGAACGCCGTTGTCACTTCCTGGCCGGTCATTTTAGCGGTAGCCCTGGCAATTTCCATGAGCTTTGACACCTTTTCCGGAGCAATGCCCATCATCATAGCGGTACCGGCTTTTTGCACCAGGGTCATAGTGTCAACGGTTTGCCCGGACGCCCGCTTTAAATCCGATATGATCTGATCCGCCGATGCCCCGTAACTTGCGGCCATGTTCCTGAAAGCGGTCATTTCCTGCTCGGCTTTAGCCCCCAGCTTTGCCAGGTCCCAGGCTTTCATCGCTCCATAGATCGCACCGGCAACCTGAATCCATGAATTCCGTATCATCTGGGTGGTTTTCTGATTGATACGGTCCACATCCCGCATGGCACGTTCATACTTGGAAGTTTCACCGACTACTTCTATTTTGGTTTGCGCGGTAGTCATTATCTCCTTCCCTTAAAGCGGGGCGACAATCCGGGCATTTTGCCCAAAATTTCCTGTTGTTTGCGTTTCTTTTCAGCCTCTTTGGCCTGCGCCCGCATCTTGACTCGCTCGGGCGAAAACTCGATGTAATAAACTTCGATGATGCGAAAATAATGAAGAATCTTTTTATCCAGGCGAGACAACCTGCACCATTGTGCGGGAGACAATCGGCTAGCCTTCATGACCGCGATGTCCTGATATAGTGGAGTAGTGCTTTCAGCCTTTCGTTCTTCCTGGCGCTGATCGAGCTTTGTCAGCACATCGTCGGTAAGACCGATCAGGTCCCGGATAAAAAATCCTCTCTATCCTCCGCGAACTGAGTCAGAGCGTTAACGTCTTTAAAAATACGATCGATGTGAAACCCGGTGATCCCGCTGGACTGAAGAACGGCCCGTTTTTCCTCGTAACTTCCGGCCTGGGTGCCGTCCTTTTTCTTGAGGGTCATGTCCAGGGCGAATATGGCCACTTTCCAGGCGAATTCCTGTTGGTGCTTTTCAAGGGCATCGATGTATTTTTCATCGGTATTATCGAACACCAAAGCAATTTTGTCATGGGGCAAACCCAATGCCCGACCCTCTTTAGACCCCTTTTTGATCAGCTCTTTGGTTATCGGGGGCCTGGGCGCCTTTCCCTCGAGGACTCTCTGATATTCCGCAACCCCGGTGCTTTTAATGGGGATCTTTACTTTTTCCGAAACCCCGCTTTTTGTAACTTTGAGGATCGAATAGCCGTGGCTGTCAAACAGCCGATCCCCCTCGATCAGTTCGGAAATAACCCTGATTTCCTCAACATCTTTTTCTTCCGGATGCTCACCCATTTATCCCCCCTTGATCGTTGAATGTAGCTCAAATAAGACCTGTTTGGTTCGACTTATATCTCAACATCGGTCCCGGTCGTAAACGCCTCAATGTCTAGGATGGTGCCATAGCATAGACCGGCCAGGGTCAATGTAATGGCATCCTCCGCCTCCGCAAGCGGGACTTGGTCCGCCGGGAAATACACTTCCGCATATTTCAAACCGAGATCCGCGGCGCCGGTTTCGATCAGATATTCAATGTCGCAAGTACCTTTATTGGCATCCGCGAATACCGGATTGAAGTTGGTTCCATCCCGCTTGGTTTTGCCCTGGGTAGAAACCAGGGTTTGCGAATTGACCTGGGTAGCAAGCGCGTCGTTCATGGCCCGAATCCAGTTTCGAATGTTGACGGTTTGCGCACTGTCTGTAATTCGAATCGTAAACGATACCGCCTGGGGCTCCATCAACTTATCGTCCGGCCCCTTTCGATAATGTGCGTGCGCATCCATCCGGCCCCGGTTTAAAACCAGGATTTCTTCCTGCCTGGATATACCCAGCGGCCCGTTAAAATCACCGGGTTCAAGATCGACCTCCAGGTACAACGGCGTAGTAGCCGTTCCATCATACAGTCTAATTTTCGCATCATATAAAGTTTTTAAAGTCATAACCCCATCCTCCTAATATCGGTTTCCAAAACCGTGAATGTCCTCGATAACACCAAAAATACCGCCGGTGCATGACACGCTGATACCGTCCTCGGCCTCTGCTATGTTCTGTTCCGCCGGCGGAAAATAAACCTCATAATATGCCAGCCCGATAGAAATTCCTCCAGATCGATCGGTATCAAACAAGATTTGCACGTTAACGGTCTTTTTGCTGGTATCGACAAACGCCGGGTTAAGGTTAACACCGTCGTTTTTGGTGTCGCCTTTTGAACTCACACCCACCGCCGTCCACCGGGCAGAATCGGGATCACCACAGACCAGCACGATTTTAAGATCATCTTTGTTGTGGGTATCATCGATCATGCAGGAAAAGCCCAGGGCCAGGGCCTCGTAAATTTTATCGTCCGGTCCTTTCCGGTAATGGGCCAGTGAATCCATTTTCATTCGATTAAGCACCAGGATTTCTTCCTGCCACGGCCTGCCAAACGGCCCGCTAAAATCCATGGCCGCGAACGGCACTTCAAAAAACTGGCCGTCACACGGGCACAACACGTCGGCATCCGGATCGGTGGTGGGCGACGTGGTGGTCATGAGTTTGACATAATACTTGTCCGCATCCAGGGCGGCGTTCACCGTGTTTGCCCCGACCGCCCAATCCGCCGGAATCTTAAACGTGATTTTGCCGTCCTTTGCGAAACAGTCACCGCCCGAAGCGGTACCGTCCAAAACACCGGTCAATACTTCCGTAAAATCCGTGCCGTCAAAATAATATGCCTTTAACATCCCGGACCCGGCGGCATAGTTAGCCCCCTCGCCCTTCAAGTATTCGATCATGGCAAACAGAACGTCCGATCCGATAAAGACCGCACCGGCATTATCGACAATAAAAGCCGAGGCCGCATTGGCATCGTCGGTGTCAACGTCTGTCGTAATGTTCGTCCAGGCAGCCGCACCGTCCCACTTGACGATATCAGGGGTGGCATCGTCCCTGGGTGCCGCACCGTGCAGAATGGCGCTTGAATCATATATTCGTAACACCCCTTCTTTTCCGGTTGGTATCATAACCCTATCCTCGGATTTTCCTTGCTCAAGAATTTCTGAAAGAATCGCTTTTCGATATACCCCGCAAGCCCTGCCTTTACCTTCCGCCAGAATGGCCCGATCATAGGCCGGGCCGGGATCTCCAGATATCGGGTGCTCTTCTTGATCGGACTGCCCATTGCAGCGGCCTTTCTCCGCATGGCGGGAGTAATCCGGATTCTCTTCCCGTATTCATGCATTTTGGCCACCTGCAGGGCTGTAAGCTGCTGCCGAAAATACCGTGCGCCCCCGCCAAGAAAACCGAACCACAATCGAAACCGGGTTTTTTTAATCCTGGACACCTTGAATCTGACCATCTTACCCAGGCTGTACAACGGCGACCGCGGTTTTTTCCTCTTTCCTTCTGTCAGGGGATGCAGTTCTTTGGGACCTCCGATGCGCCCCTGTTCGATGTCCGCCCTTAATTCCTTGCGGTAATGACCGCCGGCCATGGAAAACGCTTCACGTAGCGCCCAATCCGCCCGCTGGGGGGATGTTTTGACAAACCGCTTGATTTGCCGGTCGTCGATCTTGACCGAAAACATCAGTCGATCCTTCGCAATGAGATTTCAAAAACATATCCATCGTCCAGGGTAACGCCCTCGCCGGGTTCCAGCTCCCAATCATAACCGTCAAACGTGAATATATCCCCGCGCTGGGGAGTCGTGACCTCGCTGGCCATAATGGTAATGATAGCGGTGGCCGTACGCGGACCCCGAATATAGGGCTCCTGGGCAAATCCCGAACGATCCACAAAGGCTAAAACGCTGTCTAAAAGACCGCCCTTGGGCGTATAGCCGATGGATTCCGGATCCATATCAGCCCCAAACCATACGGCCATCGCTTTAGTTACGGCATCGTCAAAATCGCCCACGATTAAACTCCGAGCACATATTTCAGGTGAACCACGAACCGGCCCGCCGTCAATGCCGCCACAGCCACGGACATGGTCATGTTCCCTTTGGCCGTCATTTTGATCATGGTGGCCGCAGTGCCGACCGGCACCACGTCCAAAACCGCCGCCAGGGTAAACGACGTGATGGCCGTGGCCGCCAGGATGTCGTCCGTACCCAGCACCTTGAGCGCAACAGTGGCCGTGGCTCCGACCAATGCGGTCTTTACCTCGATAATACCGTCCATGACGATTGCGTCATCGGGCAGCACGTCGTTGTCCAGGGTGATGTCCCCGATGTCCCCGCCGTGAACCGCAAAGTCGTATTCAAACGAGGCCAGGTTGACTTTTGCTTTTTCAAGTCCTGATGTCTGCATGATAATGTTCTCCTTTTTTAAAAAAACGCCTAATAGGAATTAGGAAATAGGAATTAGGAAATAGTTTTTCTCTTTCCTCTTTTCTCTATCCTCTTTCCTTCTTTTTTTTTATGCACCATAATTCTGATAAAGGCCGCGCCATTCCATGGCTTTTGCGCCGGCATCGATTCTGACTTTGTATTCCACACCGTCCACGGTCCAGCCTTCTTTGGTCTCCATGTACGGCGCTTCTTGACCGTTTAAGAAAAAAATGATTATGGTTTTCCCTTTACGGGCGGCCAGATACCACTTCGTGGCCACGTCGTCATCGATCCTGGGTTCATAGACCCGGGTGAAATAGGTCCCGCTATAGATATTTTTCCGGGTGGCCGCCAAAGAACTGTCCGTTGCAATGGTGTTGGTGTCCGCGTATTGCAGGGTCTGGAAAAACACCTCGGAAGCACCTTCCAGGGCTTTCGGCGCGATAAAGAATTCCGGACGGATATTGAGCCGGCGGAGCCCCTTGATATCCTTCTGGGTTCCCATGGCCAGCACGCCGGCGCCGATGGTGTCAACTCCCGGCGCAGCGCCGGAACCGGAACCCACAAGATTGCCGTGGCCGGCGACAAACAATGCCAGCCCGTCGCCCATGGCTGCGTTGGCGGACAGCACCGCGTAGACCACGTCCCCGATTTTCCGGTTCGCAGCTTCCCCGTGGCTCATGGGGATTCGAGTCAATGCCCCCAGGTCATCATTGATGATGGCCTGGCGGGTGATGGCAAAAATCTTTCCATAGGTGACGATGGAATACTGCTCCTGTTCCTCGGACCTGGACCCATACTGGTATTCGCCATGCTCCGGAATTTCCTCCAGGTCGTCGCTTTCCGATATTCTCGGTGAAGAGTGTATTTTGAAATCCGACACGGACCCGGTGGCGCACCAATCCTTCCAGGTTTCCTCGCTGGTCTCAAAGCCGACAAACAGGGCCTTGTTGGCCACGTTTCCCAGGATATAAGGCAGGTCGGTGGTTTGAAGCGCACGCCCCACCATCTTTCTGGGATCCCCATCCTGTGATTTTCCGGCCAGGTACAATGCGTGGCGGGCCAGTTCTCTTAAAGAATACCCGGTGAGATCTTGGGCGCCCAGGGCCGGTTTTTCCGGCTTGAATTCCGGGCCCGACCGGATCAGCAGCGCATCGACGGCGGCCGCACGGAATTTGTCCCGCTCGTCCGCGATGGTTTCAATGGGCGTCCGGTACTGGGTGGTGTTTTCATCCTGCTTTTTGATCAGCCATGTCATTACCTTTTCACGAGCCTCATCCAGGGGCGTCCCTTCACGAACCAGATCATTGGTTTTTTCAGGGGGGTAATCAAATTTCGTGCACATGGCGTCGATGCCCCGGATCCGTTCGCGCTCTTCGCCGGTGGCCTCTTTCCGGATTTTGTCGATATCGACTTCGGGCTCTTTTTCAATTCTTTTTTGCTCCTCCTTCGGCAAATCCAGCCTCTCCAGGAACGCCCAGGCTTCGTCCTCCGTGGCCTCCTTGGAAAGCCCCCTTGCCTCCAGGAATTTTCTCGTTTTTTCATTCATGGTATTCTTCTCCTCTGTTGAAGTTGATCGTTTCTTTTTTTTGGTTTCGGTTCTGGCCTTGGCCTGTTCGTCCGCTCCGATGGGAACGATCGAAAGCTCCTTGACCCGCCACCGGGTGGTCACCAGGATCGGCCCCTCAAAGCTGCGCCCCTTGATGGTTCTGCGTTCATCTTTGGGCACCCATTCAGAGCTGATCTGACGATATCCCACGGAGAAATCGGTGAGGTGGCCCTCCCTGAGCTTGGTGAAAGGCTCTTCCGCCCCGGACACACTGGAAAAATGGACCCGTCCCGTAAGCTGGTCTTTTTCGGTTTTCATGTCCCGATAGGATCCCAATACGCTGGATGTTCCGGCCCATCGTTGGTGTGAGTCCAACAGCGGCACCTGTCTCGATTTCGGTGTCTCCAATCCATCCATCATTAAAATTTCACTGATAATGCCCCGCTCCCAGTCAAATATTTCAATCGGGTCCTCGGTGGCGCCCACGACTTCGACGCTGCGGTCCTCTATATTTAGGGTGGCCGGTGCGCCGTCCTGCATCCGCAGGCTTATGGTGCGGTAGCTCAAATCGCCGGTGTTCGCCTGGTTGCGATGGATGATTTTCTTTTTTTTCATGGTAAAAATCTCCGATTTTCAGGTTAAAGGTAAAAGGTAGAAGGCTGAAGGTAAAAGGTGAAAGGTTTTAACCTTCAGCCTTCAGCCTTCTACCTTCAGTCTTCAATCTTTCACTGTTTCAAACCACGACCTCATCCAATTTATCGATCAGATCGATAATCATGGCCTTGGTGTCGTCGTCGTTGCCGTTCAGGGCGGCCGGATTGTTGGCCAGGGCGGTGGATACTTCCTGACCGGTGAGATCGTATTCCTCGGCCAGCTCTTTGGCCATTTTGATTTCCTTGTAAATATCCTCCAGATCCCGGCCCCGGCTTTTGGCGATCTCATATGGAGATCTCAACAGGGCGTTGACCTCGTCGATCCGGGCCTTGGTCTCCCGCAACGGATCGATGCTCTCCATTCCCGGCGGCTGCCACTCGCACCGGAGGTAGGGGATCGGATTGGTAAAATAGCCCGGGAATTGGAGCCGGCCTGCCAGGACCGCGCTGTCCATAAACGGAATAAAGGTTTTCTGGGCAAAATGCCGGATGTGCCGGACGGCGATGGGTCGGAGCTGATGGGCAAAATCATTGCGGGACGTGCGGCCCGTGGAATAGTTAAACCCCTCGTAATCGCCGGACAGCAGTTCATAGGGGGCGCCGGCGGTGATTGCCACCATGCGCAGGATTAATTTGATGAACGGCGGAAAGTTGGTGCCGGGGCGCGGGTTGCTGGCGATGGTGACATCTTCGCCGGGCCGGAGATACTCGATAATGGCGTTCTGCATCTCTTCGATTTTCTGGCCGGTATCGGGATCGGTAGTCATAGTCCCCAACTGGCGGCTGAACGGATCCGGGGTCTTCACAAATGACAGGTATTTGGCGGCCATCTTCGCGGCGTCGATTTCGGCGTCCATATATTCGGACAGATCCTTGGCCACCAATATGGCCGGCGTGAACGGGGATATCCCCCGGAGCTGGCCCGGCCGTAATGTTTGAAATCCGTGGATCACCCGGTCTACCGGAATCCGGACGGACTTTCCCCAGGAATCCGGGTCGATAAGATGAAGCGCCGCCACCTGGCCGGTGGCCTTCTGATATTCAATACCCTGGGAAAATTCGTTGCCCGGGCTCATTTTCTGACTGGCGGAACCGGCGAGCCAGTCGGCCTCGTACATCTGGAGGGCAAAGGGCAGGTATCGGCTCCGGTCTTTGGAAAGGGTTTTTACAATGAGAAATTCGCCGGTCTCCGCATCCTGGCGCTTGCCCAGGTGCATCATTTCATAATAATGGAGCTTGCCGGCAATGTCGGCCTCATCGGCCCAGAAATTGAATGCGTCCTCGGTCTGTTGGATCCGCTTTTTGTCCAGCTGGTCGTCCGCTCCGCGGATCCGGCTCTGGAAAATGATCCCGGCCCCCACCGTATAGTCGGCCAGAATATTGACCGCCCGGGCAAAATAGGGAAAATCGCGAACCAATTGCCGGACCCGGGCCCGGATGGCGCCTGATGAAGCTCCAATAATGTCGTTGACATTGGAATCCACCGGCGCCCAGGGGCCGGTGAGGCGTGTGGTTTTGGCGGCGGCATATTGGGCGCTGCGGACGGTTTCCAGTTTTTTCCGAAAAAACCGGCGCCGGATTTCGCGGCCCGGAGAAAAAACGCCGATCAGCCGGTCCAGAAAAGATTCTATTCCGTCGAATCGGCTCATGATGTCCGCCCGCCCTGTTTGGCGTAGGTTCTCAGCGGCACCGTGCCGGCGACCGCGTCGGTCTGGGTCTGCATGTCGTCGATCAGATCCTTGAGGCTCTTCATGTCCACGGGATGGTACTGGATGGTTTTGCCGGCAACGGTGGCGGAGGCCACCCGGGACCCGGCGGCCAGTTTGAGATAAGCGGCTTTGAGGGAATCGATTTCAGCTTGAGTGAATGCCATAAAAAAAACCCCTATGCATAGTGGTTGCAAGTTGTGCAACAACCATATCATGGGATTTTTTGTTTTTTTTTAAACTGCCGGATTCTGCGGAACTTTACGGAAGTTTTAGGCAAGGATGCGCAAATCTGCGCAATTTTACGCTTGACAGGGGATTTTTAGGCAAAAAAAAGAGCCGCTCCGGAGAGCGACTCTTAAGGACTTGCCCAGGTCTTGAGGGGGTTAGATAATCTCGACAATATCAAAAGAAAAATGCTCCCGATCTCTACCGTCAAATTGGTCAACATAGTCTACGATCCGGCGAACAAGACAACGATTTCCCGTAGACTTCTCATGCTCATCTGCAATGTGTCGAGCAAGTTCAACCCCGGATCTTTTCCCGTCACTTACTCCGTCTTTAATGTTCCTTACGATGTTTTCCATGTTGTTTCCCCCTTTGCCCATTATGGGCGGTTGGCCAATTATAGAAATTACTATCTCGTATTGAGCAAAGCCATTTCCGTGTTCATCCTCAACATTCGGAACCAAGCTGGCTATAAATTCATCTATGGATACAAATTCACATTCATATCGCTCGTTTTCGTTGCTCGAGTTGACCATTTTGGCAACATAACCAGTCTTATAGATTTCGCTTCGTGTGTAGTCTGTGTTTCGCCGCACATTAATCTTGGCGGTTATTTCAGCCGCTTTTTCAAGAAATTTTTTCATGTTGCATCCTCCTATGTTTGCCTATAATGTAATAATTGTTTTAAAGTTTTCAAGACTTTTTTTTAAAAGATCCTTTTAAGGTTAATTTAATTTTCAATTCACTGTTTCGGAGGTCAGGATCTCATCAGGAACCTTGCCGGCCAAGTCCGCGCCGGATTCGATGAACACCCGGATCAGTTCGGCTTTTTTGCAGGATTTGAACGCACCCCGCTTTTTGAGCAGTTTTTCGAACAGAAAGGTCTGGGCCTTGGGATCCGCGAAAATTTCCAGCTTTTCCCCCAGGCCGAGCATTTCGCCGATGGTTTTCTTTTGGAGGTATTCCTCGGTGATCCGCCATTCCTTTTCCAGCTCGATGCCGAAGTGAGCCGCGATCTTTAACCGGGATTTGACATCGTACCGGTCCTGGAGAACCACCTGGATGGCGGCCTCCCGGAATGCGTCGTTGATCTGGACCATATCCATCTTGGTAATCAGGTCGAACAGGACATGATTTTTAATGGAGAAACAATAAGAGTTGTTATCGTCCTGCACCACGCTCTTTTTCCTGTACCCGCTATAAACGGCAAACCATAGGTCCAGGTCGTCGTTGGATTTGAGCAGGGAAAAAAGGGCCACCTGGGCCAGTTTCAACTCGTCATTCGAGGCCTGGATCCGGACCGGGATCTCGGTTTCATAAAATTTTTCCCGGAAATGGGTCCCGTGCCAGGGCACCCGGGGGCCGTCGCCGGGCATTTTTTTGTCGTTCTTTTCGGCTTTCTCTTGGACCCTGCTGGACCGGTAACACGCATCCTGGCCGAAACAGGCCCGCTCCTTGTAAACCGTTCCGTCCAGTTCGAGGATGGTGAGGTAGTGGGCGCACCCGCCGTTTTCCCCTTTTTTGCATTTGTCCGTGGGCTTGATCGGGTCGTATGACCAGGTGTTAAAGGAATTGTAATCTTGATTGTGGACATCGCCCTGGAACCGGAACCCGGTGGTTTTGAACTTTTTATAATAGGTGCTCTTTTTCCAATGTTTCACCAGGTGGTCATATTGCTTTCGCTTGTAACAGATCCGGTTGAGGCACCGGTGTTTTTCCGTGTCCATGCCCCAGAGGGTTTTCTGGACCTCGGAATTTTGACTGCACGTCTCGCATTTTTTCCGGTCGAACCGGGCGCCGGCCAACTGCGGGGACAGGTTGTCGATTTTCCTTTTAAGGTCTTTGACCGACGCGATGCCATCCTCCCGCCAGGACACCTCTTCCAGGACCCATTTGAAAAACTCGTTTCTCGTTTTTTTGTCTTTCAGGCGCATGAGCTGCTCCAGGTGGCCGTATTTCAGATCGTCCTTATCCCAGGCTTTCAGGATTTTTGGAGCCAGGTCCAGGACCGCCACCCGCCGGCGGATGTACCGGGCATCGATGCCGGTGCGGTCGGCCAGATCCTGGAGGGACCCGGCGCCTTTTTTGTCCAGGTAAATTTTAAAGCCCCGGGCCTCTTCCAGTTCGGTGAGGTCCTCGCGCTGGAGGTTTTCGATGGTCATGAGGTCAAAGGCGGTGTCATCGTCCATTTCCTGGACAATGGCCGGGATCCGGCAGTCGCTGTTTTCCGCCACGGCCTTGAGGGCCCGGAACCGGCGCTCGCCGAAAATGATTTCGTGCATGCCTTCGGGCGGGATCGGCCGGACCCGGATGGGTTGCAGGACCCCGTGGGCATCGATGGATTTCTTGAGCCCTTCAAATTTTATGCCGCTAAAATTGGTCCTGGAGTTCATGGGATTCGGCTGAATTCGGTCCAGCGATATTAATTGATAGGTTTCTTCTTGCATGGTTTTATCCTCTGCTGCTGTTCGATGTTTTTCATTTTAATCCTTTTTGGGTCTTCCGGGTTTTCGGCGTGGGATAGAGTTGAATTTTTCAACATCCTCTTTTTTAACCCACCAATCCCGACCCATTTTGGTTGCCGGTAGTTTTTTCCCGATTATGAGATACCGAACCCATGAAGTTGTGACCCCCAGGAGTTCGGCACATTCTTTTGTTGTGTATTGTTTCATGCCAATTAGATCTCCCTTAAATCATTTAAACACGTTTGGATCTCCGCGGTTATCATTTCCGGCAGATCGATTTCGTCAAGGATTTCAACCGCTGAATCCCGATAATAATCATCAAGCACCGTCAAAATTCTTTGCGTGATGTGCTTTGCCTTTGTGTGTAGGACTAATCTTTTTACCGCTGATGTGTCGTTGTAGTCTATCATGGTTAGACCTCCCTTTTTCCCCTTGCCCCTCCGAAGAGGGGCAGTTGATTGTTTTTGCTACCAGCCTTCTTCCTCTTCGATTCCAAGAATGTCATTCAAGCCAACAATCGCCCTGGCGATGTTGCCAACATGCCCCCAGTTTATTTCTTCGGGTGCAAATGCATTTTGGTGGTTTTCAAGATACGTCTCAAACATTTTGATTCGCCTTTTTGCTTTTTCCTGAATCTCTATATAGGCGTTAAGTGCTTTGGTGTTTTTTTCCATTTTATTTTCTCCTATGTTTGGGTTTTCTCTCATCTTGCCCTATTATAAAGCAATTATTGTGCCAGCGTGACGATTAAATAGCGAGAAAGCATAACTCCCTGTAATTGCACAGTAAAACCGATCAAGCAAAAACTAAAGGCGTGAAATAGTTGCTCAAGAATGACAATTTTCGGCACCAAAAACACCATTTTGTCACGTACGAAAAACAATAAGAAAATCACATGTTTAGAGTGCAGGAAAATACAACATGACAAACATTATACCGACCATTAAAATATTTAATACTTATTAAATAAATTTAAGGATTAAAAAACCTCAATACTATTTACAAGGCCGGAGCATCCTTGTAAACCCTTGAATAGCGGGGATTTGCGGGAAGTATTTGGAGAAGTAAAAAATCATCGTAAACCCTTTGATAGCGGGGGTTTTCAGAAAGTTGATGATGGTTGTAAAAATTGTTTTTTATCGGATTTTTTCTTTTTTAATTTTTTTTTTGGTTGAAGATTTTTCCTCCTTTTTTCGGATTTTAGGTCCGGTTATCATTTTGCGGCGCCAGTCATCGATAGCTGTTTTGTCGCTTTCCCATATACCGCCATCCATCTTGTTTGCCGGAAAATCCAAATTCCGAATCCAGTCCAAAACGGTGGCCTCGCTTCGGTTGACATATGCGCCGATTTCCTTCATGCCCTGCAATGCGGTTGATGATCTTTTGACCATTTTTCAATCTCCTTTTACCATCGGGTTTCTTTTGGTTTTTTCTTTTTGGGTTTGCCGGGTTCTTGTTTTTTTTCTTTGGGCCAGAACATCATCCCCAGAATCTCGTGGGCCACCAGGCAGAGGGATGCGCAGTCCCACAAATGATTATCCTCGCCGTCCGGGCAGTCCCAGACGCCTTGCTCGTTGACGAACTCGGCGGTCATGTGCCGGGCCCAGTCGGATGAAAATTCATTGTTTTCGTGCCAGGCCCCGGGATCGGACGGGGCGATCTCCAGGAGGCCGGAGAGTTCGTCCTTGAAATACTGGGTGTTGACGTTGATCCCCTTGAGCCCGCCGGGGATCTGTTTTTTGGTCCCGGGAAAATATTCCAGATTGGTCCAGGTATATTTGGTGGCCATGCGCTGCCGGCCGAACGATGGAAAAATCCGGCCCCGGTGTTTGAGACAGAACGTATAGACCTCGGAGGTTCGGTGCCCTAGGGCGTCCTGGACCACCATGGCCATGGCGTACGGGTTGCCCTCCGCGTCCATGTAGGTGTCCTGCCAGAGGACCCGTTCCAGGGCTCCGAAGGTGGTGACGTACCCTTCCCGGATCCCCCAGCTCTCCTTGACCAGCTCCGGGCCGCCGTATCCGAACGCCCGGATTCGGTACCAGAACCCATAGTCCTGGGTATCCACCCCGGCCACCAGCCCGGCCACCACATTGTCCCCGGGCACCCGCCCCAGGGGCCGGTCGTCCCGGAGCATCAGAATCCGGTCTTCGCTCCGTTCTTTTTGGGTAATCTTCCAGGGTTCTGCTGCATATCCGTTCTGGAAATCCTTCAGGGCGGTCTTTTGGGGGGATGTGTCATGGATGCCTTTGAGAAACGCCGCCGCGCACTCGCTCAGGGTCACGAACGGCGATATCCAGGCCGGCATATGAAAGCCGATGGCCTTGGGGTTGAATTCTTTCAAATAGGCGAACAGTTCGACATCCCCGGTCCTGGATCGGTATTCCCCGTGCCGGACCGCCAGATCCCGGAGCGGGTTCAGTCCGTCCATGTCGTCCCATGTTGCATCGCATTCCAGGCATACATAAAAGGCGGCCTGATCCCGGTGGATCGTTTTGGGATCCGCAGCCGAACCCCCGGGCCATTTGATTTGTTTGAAATCCATTTTATAGGCCGAACCGCAGTCCGGACACCGGACCCAATAATCGAAAACGACCTCTGCATCTTCGTTGAGCCCCTTGGAGATCCCCACGCCTTCGATGGTGGGGGACGACAGTCGCCAGAGTTTCCGCTTGTTCGGAAAATTGCGCATCCGTTTGCGGACCAGCTCCACCGGACCGGTTTCTTTTTTCCCCACCGTGACCGGGTTTTTGTTCTCCTCGTCGACAATCCCATAGGGCAGGGGCCGCTGGGACAGCCGGGCCGCGGACGTGGCCCAGGCAAAATAAATCTTGAGGTGCTGGAGCTTGATCCGCATGGTGGCCAGATCGTCCATATCCCCGGTAAGGTAGGACCGGAGCCGGGGCGAATCTTGGAGCATGGGCCGGATCCGGTCCTTGGAAAAGGTGCCGGCCTCTTTTTCGTCGGGAAACACAATCAAAACATTTCCAGGTGCCCGGTCTATGATATATCCCAGGCAGTTGGCCGCGCCCTGGGATTTTCCTCCCTGGGGCACCGCGCACACGATGATCTCCTCCACCGACGGGTAAAACGACGCGTCCATGATCCCGGTGAGATACTGGGCCGTGATGTTTTTCCAGGGTCCGGGGCGGGGCGAATCCTCGGGGAGAACGATGTGCCGCTCGGCCCAGACCGATGGCCGGATTTTGGATTTCCGGATGAGGATTTTCTTGTCTCCGGGCGAAAACGACACGGTGATGTGGTGCCGCGCCTGCAGCTCCTCCATGGACCAGGCCGGCAGCCATGCCGGATCGATGGAGATGGGCATCTCCAGGTGATGGGTAATGGGTAATGGGTTCATGGTTTATAAAAAATGCCTAAAATGATCTAAAGTGCCTAAAATGTCTAACTTTCGGCTTTTTCATAGATTTCGTTTTTTGATTAAATGCGATAATAACACCCTTCGCCAGCAGCCAGGCATTGCGTGCAATCGCTGTTCCGTGTCTCTCCCCTTTCTGTAATGCACCACCATCCCGAGCATCGAGAGCGCACCCTACCTGTAAAAATCATTTGAGCATATCCGGCATCAAAATCAGGACAGGCCGTCATTTTTCCCGATTCTATTGATAGTTTTAATGCTTCATCCATATCGTCAATAGTCAGCCCAATATGCAATGTGTCGTGGTGCGGTACTTTCATCCACAATTTTTTATTGCGGGTAAACCCGTATTGAGGGATTCCCTTGCGATGTAACCCCACAATTACCTCAGCTACTTTATCGGTCAGTTCTGGCAGACAATCGCCCCATGTCCACCATTGCAGCATTCTTTCAGCCCGTGGATTACGAAGTATATCTCTGAATTCGCGATGGAGGCGATCAATTATCGTATCGTGTGTATTTTCAATAAAAAACCGCAATGCGTGACGCTCTATATCGTTTATGACCATACCGCTCGGACAATATTGCATGCATTTGTCCGTTGCGAAGGCACACGTACCGCCCTCTGACGGTCGTCCGATAGGGAAATAAATTGAAGGACAATCGCAATCCATCATAATTATCCTAATTTCATTCATAATTTTTATATCTCCATTCGATATTCATCATTCGATATTCTCTGGTTCGCTTTTAAATCGCGGGGCGGGTGCCTCAACTTCCTCCTCTTTCCCGAAGGCGGCCCATTAATAGCCAAGAGGCGGTCAGACCGTTCGTCACCCAGCCCGCCCCGCGATTTAGTTTTTTCGGATCTCGATGCTGAGTTCGTCGATGTTGCCCATTTCATGGAGTAGGGCGTCTAGGTCCGCGTGGAACATCTCTGTCATGGTTTTGATTTTTTGCAGGTCTCCGTTCACGCCCCGGACATAGTCGATTCCCCGGATGGAGAACAACTGTTTGAGCGACGACTCGAAAACGCCGATTTTGATGGCAAAGACGACCTCGGCCTCGGTTTTGAGAATATATTTTCCTTCCAGGATCTCGTTCTTGTATTTATATTCGATGATCTGTTGCTGGAGGCGCTCCAGTTCCGCCTCCCGTCGGTCGGTTACCAGCTGATCACCCTGGTTCGCCCCGATGGTTTCCGCGGGTTTTTCCAGGCCGGCTTTGCGGATGTATGCCTTGATGTCGGATTCCAGGACCGTTTTGTCCGCCTGGAGCCGCAACAGTCCGGCTTTGCAATCCGCATACAGCTTGCTCTTTTGGATGGCATATCCCTGCCGGTTCAAATACTTGAGCACCTCGATCCGGTTCTCAAACACCGGCTCCTTTTCCCCCTCCAAATACGCGGCCAGCATCCTCGACGCCTTGTCATACGCATCAAGATTCTCCCGGGATGGATCCTTCACGACACGAACTTGTGCATCATGCTTGGCTCTGATCAACACTTTCAAATCATTGTCGCTTATTTTATCTATAATCTCAGTTAGACTCATATCATCTGCGGTCATTGCCATTAAATTTAAATCATGATAGATGTCATCAGCCAAAACATATCTCCGGTATGTTTGGTTAGGGCTGCCTGGATGCTGGTACACCCGGGCAGCCCGCTCCCCTGGTTTGCCCGTTAATTGTGATTCATTACTGCTTTTTTGCCGACAAAATCCTCCCACCGATTAACAATAACATCACAATAAACAGGGTCCAGCTCCATAATTCGAGACGCCCGGCCCGCCATTTCACAGGCAATTAATGTTGAGCCCGCCCCCCCGAACAGGTCCAGAACAATCCCGCCTCTTTTTGAGGAATTATAAACCGCTTTTTCAATCAGGGCTGTGGGTTTTATCGTCGGATGATCTTCGTTTTTTAACGGCTTGTTCACCCGCCAAATAGAAGTCAAAGAATCATTCCCGGAATAGACCACTTCATACTCCGGAACCTTTAAAACAAGGCTCTGGGCGCCGACGGTAAACGCCAGGGTTGCTGAATCAGCCCCTTCGGTTACTGTTAGATAATCTTCCAAATCAATAAAGGTGCTTTGCTTTCTATCGCCACACCAATTGTGGGGAGCTCCTGGCTTCCAGCCATAAAGAATCGGTTCATGGCACCAGTGATAATCCTGGCGGCCCAGAACAAATTGATTCTTCAACCATATAAGACACTGCTTTAATAACCACCCGGAATCTATCATGGCGGACCGGAAGTTCTTCCATTCGCCGTCAGAGTGGCAAATATATATAGCCCCGCCACGGCACGTATATAAAAACATATTCCGAAATGATTGATACAGTAGATTGTAGAACGCTTCGTCCGCCAAATTGTCATTTTTGATGGTCTTTTTTTCTCCTGTTTTTCCTTCGTAATTGACATTATAGGGCGGGTCGGTAAAAACCATCTCGGCAATATCTCCCGCCATTAATTTTTTTACATGGTATTTATTGGTAGCATCTCCACACAACAGCCTGTGAGATCCCAAATCCCACACAGTTCCTGGTTTGGATATCGGCTGTTTCGGAAAATCGGGAATTTCATCGGGATCGGTTAACCCTTTTTCCTTTTCGAGACTTCTTAACAACTCATCTATTTCATGTGTGTCGAAACCTGTGAGTTCTAAATCATATTCAATGGCCGCCAAATCTTTAAACTCTATCTGCAGGTTTTCCGGAAGCCAGCCGCTCTCGGCGACCTTGTTGTCGGCTATTCTGAAAGCCCGCACCTGCCCAGGTGTTAAATGCTCTATACGAACACAGGGGAGCTCATCCATGCCTAAATCCATGGCCGCCAAACGCATGGCATAACCGGCAATGATTCCATTTTCTTTATCAATCAAAACCGGAAGGTTAAACCCGAATTCTTCGATCGATCTTTTTATTTTTTCTATTTGTTTTTTCGGATGGTCTTTTGGGTTGTGAATATATGGAACCAGATCTTTGATTTTTAACATTTCGATTTTCATATCAATAAACTCCTAATCATCCAAATTTTTTAACCCCGAAAACCACCGCAAAATTTAAAAGCCCGGCGGCGAACCAATAAAGCCCGCTTCCCCACCGCCCGCAAACAAACAGCGGAACCGACGCCGCAAAGCTCTCGATCATGATGACAATCGGTAAAATGTTTAAAAATTTATCCATCTAATTTTTGCCCGTGATCAATTAACGATTTCGACCAGGCCGCTTTTGTGGCATCATCACAATGCGCCATGGCGTCCGTCCAGGTTGGCCAGCGGCCATGGATATTGTAAAAATAATACTGGTAACATAGGCTCTGT